AATGGTAGAAAAGATAGAAAGTCTGTATTAAAAAATGATTCTGGTTCAGCTTTTTACAGATATGTGCTTAAGCATAAGCCAGATAATTTAAGATTATTATGTTTTAATTGTAACTGCCAGCATTCGATGGAAAAATATAATTTAGTTGTTAATAATCAAGATTATTTAATTAATAAATTATGCAAATATTGTTATTCTATACAAAATAAAAAATATATTTGTAATAACTGCCATCAAAAGTTAAAACACAATTATCAAGTTGATTTAAAGTTACAGGCATACCAATCTTATGATAATGCTTGTGCTAATTGTAAAAACAATACTTTATCTTTTCTTACCATAGATCATATTAATAATGATGGATATCAGCACAGGAAAAATATATACAATATTTATTCTTGGCTAAGAAATAATAATTATCCTAAAGATAATTATCAATTATTATGTTTTAATTGTAATTACTTAAAATATTTTTTATTTCTTTCTTTTTAAAGCATCAATTATTAAGCCAAGTATTGTAGGTGTAGACCAAGCAGCCGCAGTTAAAGTTGGATCTAATTCTTGTAGTTTAGAAACTAACTCAGTAACCATAGGATTTATCTCTGGAGCCCCAAAAAAAGTCGCTGACATCATTAATAATGATATTGCATATCCAATTTGTTTATATGTATTTTTTTCTGTATTTAAAAATACATCTCCTATTGGAGATCTACTTTGTTCACCTTCATACCATTTTTCAGTTTCAGCTAATTTTTTAATTAAAAGTATTTGTTTTTTTAACGCTTGTTTTGTTAAAGAATCATTAATAATATTTTCAATATTAATTTCTTTTAATTTTTCAAAATTAATTTTATCTACAGGAATGTTAAAATCTACCCAATCATTAATTAATTTTTCTAATTTTGCTTTTAAAACTTCCCGTTCAAATTTTTCATCTCTAAATGCATTTTTTCTAATTTGCTTGATTTTTAAATTAGCATGAAAATCAACTAAAAATTTTAAATTATTATTCATAATTAACCTTTGATAAGATATTATTATATATATAAGATTATTAATAATAATTTTGTTTTATGTCTTAATTGCAATGCTTTTATCTTTAAAAAAGCAATAATGCCCTGTATTGATATATTATTTATCACGCATATAGAAAGTAATAATCTATTAATAGAGGATTCATGCCAATATCAAAGAATGGAAAAAACTGGGTTGGACCATCTAATTCAGAACAATATCTACAAAATAAACCCACCGCTCCACAAGTTAGTGCTTTAATGGCTCAAAGCGTTTCTCAAGTTAGAAAAGATGCTTTGTCTTCAGAAGTAGAACAAGGTTTCTTCAGAGATGGATCCTCTTCCCCCTCTAAAGAAAATGTTTCTACCCAAAATTCAAATGTAGTCTCTTCTATAGGTTTCAAAAAAAGCGCACAAGTAGTTGCAGGAGGCGGCGGTGGCTTCCGTGGCGGTAATGGAGAATCTGTCAAACAAACTCCAGAAGTATACTCTCCTCTATGGCTTAATAGCAATCTTAATTTACCAAGAGACCGTGCCACTATTAACGCTTGGTGCCGCAGCTTCTATGCCCTAAATCCATTCGTACATAATGCTATTAACTTACATAGCACTTATCCTATCAGCAAATTAAATATCAAATGCCCCAATAAAGAAATAGAAAAGTTCTTCAATGATATGATCGAAGAACTAAATCTTATGAATATATGCGTGCAAATTGCTCAAGAATATTGGCTGTTAGGCGAGTCGTTCATCTATGCTGAATTAAATGAAACTAAAGGCAAATGGGACCGTTTGTTAATACAAAATCCAGACTATATGGTAGTTAAACGTACTGTCATCGCTGATGAACCTTTAATCATGCTTCGCCCAGATGAAAATTTAAAAAAGATCATCTTCTCTAACAAACCCGCCGATATCGAACAGAAAAAACAATTAAATAATTATATCATCGATGCCGTAAAACGTGGCGATAATATCCCACTAGAAAATTATAATATCTCCCACTTGGCTCGTAGAATTAGCCCATATGAAATCAGAGGAACAGGTCTACCTGTGTGCGTGTTTAGACAGCTAATGTTGTTTGATAAATTAAGGGAGTGTTATTCCGAGGATACAGAAGTTTTAACCGACAAAGGTTTCAAGAAAATAACAGATTTACTGCATTTTACCTCAGATTTGAATGTCAACTCTAATTTTGTTAATGGGGTAGAGTTGAGCCCAAACAATGAGATTAAAATTTTGTCAATGAAAGAAGATTTTAAAGTTGCGTGTGTAGATCCTGAAACGCATCAAGTGCAATATGAAAAGCCTATTGAAATGCATATGTCATATTACAATGGCAAAATGGTACATTTTCATGGCAAGAAAGTAGATTGTTTAGTTACGCCTAACCATAAAATGTGGGTAAAAGAAAAAACAAATAACAAATGGAATAATTTTGAGAAGAAGACAGCTAGTTCTTTATTGCAAAGAAAAAAGAGTTTTAAGTTTAATTCAAAAGTTAAATTTAACTTAAGCAATGATCCTAAGTTTGTAAATATTGGGGATAATAAGATTCCTACAAGTTTATATTTAAAAGTGTTAGGATATTTAGCATCTGAAGGATGTATTTATTCTAATTATAAAAACAATCGCTATGATGCTTTTATATCTGTCAATCAATTAACATCTAGTGATTGTTATGAAGATATGAAAACTTCATTTACTGAATTTGCTAATGTTATTGGTAAAAAATCAAATCATTTTATTAAAAATAAAGGATCTGGATATTCTTCTAAAACACCAAAAGAACTTTGGAGTGTTTCTATTCATGGAAAAGAATTAGTTGATCATTTTACTAATGAATTAGGAACAGATAATAAAGTATCTTCACATTTTAAAAAATTACCTAGATGGGTATTTGATCTAAAACCAGAATTAATGTCTATTTTGTTAGAAGCATTAGTTAAAGGTGATGGTACTGAAGGTATCAGCAAATATGGTACTGGATCTAAAAATTATAAATACTCTACAGTTTCTAAACAATTAGCAGATGATGTATATGAATTATCCTATAAATTAGGTTATGTGCCCAACATCTGTGTTAGCACTGCTAAAAAATCTGATAATAGAATTGTTACAGAATATATTGTTATGTGGTCAGATACAAATTATGGTAATGAACCCAATGTCATGTCGTGCGCCAAGACAGGAAAAAATGGAGGCGGAGCCAGAATCAACGAAGTTGATTATCAAGGCATGGTGTGGTGTTTTGAAGTAAAAACAGGTCTTTTCGTGACCAGACGCAATGGGAAAATAACGATTCAAGGCAACTCCAAGTATGCTCAAGCCGATAACATGATAAACCCCTTGACCCTAGTCAAGATAGGTTCAGCTGACTTCAAGCCAACTTTTGCTGATTTAGAGGCATGGAGAAATATATTTGAGGAAGCGCAATACGACAAAGATTTTAAGATTTTTACGCATGAAGGTGTAGCAGTAGAAAGAGTTGGGTATGGTGCAGGTATTTATGATATTTCTGGTGATATTACTCAATTAATTAAAGAGATATATTCTGGTTTGCAGGTACCATCAGTGATTATGGATGGTGGAGCGGATACGACATATGCAAACGGTGGCGTAGCATTGGATGTATTACGTCAACGTTATATGCAATTTAGAAATATGTTATCTAATTGGTTAAAGAGAAAGATTTTTGCCCCTATATCTAAGATACAGGGATTTTATGATTATTCTGGAGGAGAGAAGCAATTAATTATTCCAGACATTACATGGAATCATATGTCTTTGTTTGATACAGGAGATTATATAAATACAATTAGCACTTTAACTCAAGGAGAAGGAGATCAGAAGCGAGCTTCTTTGCATACATTGTATTATTCTTTGGGATTAGAGTTTGATGATGAAGTTCGCAAGATGAGAAAAGAAGCAATACAGTCAGAGATCTTTAAGAAAGAAAAAGCTGCATTGACGGCATTAGATTTGAATACATTACGAGCTTTAGATGAAGAAGACGAGATACCTGAGCCTGCGGCAGAGGGCGGAGGCGGAGAAGCACCATTACCAGGAGAGGCGCCACCTGGTGGACCTCCACCTGATTTAGGAGCGCCACCTGGTGGACCACCACCTCCATAAAAAGATAAAAATATATTATTAATTTAACATATAAATAGTTTTAATTACTAGAGGTTAAAATATGTACAAAGTTGCACAAAAAAGAGCATTATCAGATTTGTTTCGCGAGTGGAGTAATTTAGGGGCTCGTAGAATTGAAAATGAAATAGATATTTTTAGAGAAATGATGGATAATTTGCGCGAAAGAGATAATGAAGTTCGTGCAACTTTATTAGGAAAAAACGTAGGCACTGCCATGCCATTTGGTGGTGATATTTCTGTTAATAAGTTATTATCTAGTGCAGAGAAGAATTTTAATAAAAAAGAGTATTTATTAGCTTTATCTGATTTAGAGCAATTTAGAAGTAAATTGCTTTACGTATCACAAACTTTTAAAAAACTTAATGCTGAGACACAAACATTAAATCAAGCATATTTTAAATTTTTAGCAGGAAATATTGATATAGATCAGGCTCAGCAAGTAATAAACTATTTAACTGCTCCTACAAAAACTGCTAGTTTAGATATTGGTTTTGTAAAAACAGCTTCTTTTTTTGATTTTATCAAACATATATTTAATACAGGATTTACTAATACTCGTCTAGCTGCATTAAAATCTTGGGAATTAATTAATCCTGGAGCCGCTAATAATTTAAAAAATTCAATTAGGTCAGCGTTAGCTCAATCTAATGGTATTTTAAACATACTTAAAAATAATTTAGAAAGATTATCTATATATAGGGCAGAACGTCAAGTATCTGATTATACCTTAGTTTCATCAGCTACAAGCGCAGCTATTAATAAATATTATGAATCTTTAAAAAATTTAAATTTATCTCAATATGCCGATCAGCTTCAAGAGATAATTGGAACCTTAGTACCAGTTGATGTCAAAGAGAATGCAGAAGCTAGGTCTAATACTCCTAGTACTGACACTCTTGGTCTTGCAGCTACAACCCCTGATGACACTAGTCGCCCTCCAGTACCAAGCGCAGCTACTAATGATCCTAAAAATAAACCACTAAACAATCAATCAGCTAAAGACATACCTGCAGGAACTAATGTAATTTGTCAACCTATTGGTTATGATAATCCTGTTATAGGCAGTGTTGTTGGTAATACTGGTGAAGGTAGTATTGTAATTAGTGTCCAATCTCCTGATGGTACTCAACAAAATATTACTGCTTCACCTCAGCAAGTAAGACCAATAGATGCTAATGTAGCTCAAATTACAGCTGCACAAAACTCAATAAATCAAGCTACTCCTACTAGTATTAGTGATATAAAAAAAAGTATTGAAGAACTAAATGTTTTGGTTCCTGATGAAAATGGAACTATTACACAAGAAGATATAAATAAAGCAGCTTCTTTAATAGCAGGAATTAAAGATGCTATTAGTAAATTGCCAGATGCTGATCTACAAAAACCTGTTTATTTATCAAGTGTTAGTGAGACTCAAGACAGATTAGCAAGAATAATAGCAAAAAATAATCCTCAAACTAATGTAATTCCTCCATCTTCGGATAATGCTAATTCAGCTGCAAAAGATACTAATAATGCTGTAAATCAAGTAGTAGCTCCTGTTATTCCTGGAAATCTTACTTTAAAAGAAATTTATGAAGGTTTTAATAAAAAACTTCCTATTAAAGTTAAACTAAAAAGTGATACACAGAACTGGGGAGACGGAGAAATTAAAATTGTTGATCCTGAAGGGGCACATTTTAAAATTATATTTGATAATCTTAAGACAGAAAAAACCTTTCCTGCTGACTCTAATAAGTTTAAACAACTTGAAACATTTCCTCAAGCTGCCGCTGGCTCTGTCCCTGTAGTTCCTCCTGCTCCTGCTGATCCTACAGCAGATGTAGATATGAGCGATGTAGATCATAGAAAAAATGATGAAATATACTTAATAGGATATCCTAATGATCTTTTTACTATTATAAAGGTTAATGAATCTGGAAAAAAAGGTAATAAAAAAATAGATTCTGTTGAATTAAAATATTCAAAGCCTGATAAAGCACGCAAATCTTTA